AGACTCGATGTCTCTGCGGAGCACTGACTTGCTATTCATTGATAGGTTGTAAATGCTGCGAGCATAGAACGGCTTAGGTCCTTCGCCTTTTTCAAATTCGTGCAGCTCTGTTGGCAGCTCGAAGATAAATTGAACTTTGCGTTTCTTGCCGGGAAACTGCCCGGTCTGCATTGTTGTTCCTAAGTCAACAATTTGGTAACATCTTGCAGGATATGCACCCTCAGGTGCTATCGCTCGGGAGGTGTTATTCCCTACTGGTGCTGTTAAAGCCATAGTTATATAGATTGATTTGAAATTACAATTGAATCGAAGGCTATCATTGCTTCTTGAAAAACTTTGCGGTACTTATGGTGAAACTCCGCTTTTGAACTTGAGAAGTACAAGCGATTGCAGTAAGGGATATCTTGTATCTCCTCTTTGCTGAACTGCCTTGCAACAGTAACGGCATCAAGGTCGCATCTTTGGAAGATGCCCTGCTTGCAGCCATCATCGACAATGCAAAGAAGTAAGTTTTGGATGTGGTCGTACTGCCAAAATTGAGTGTTGTCGTGTGATTTAAAATATGTTTTCATAGGGTTAAAATATTGGGCGGTAGTTAGCCGCCCTGATTAGTGAAAATTAGAGTGAATAGTGATTACATTAAACCTTGTTCTTTTAAGGCTTGCTTTACAATGGGTTTGCATTCTTGAAATGATTTACCGCTTAAAAGCATTTCAATTTTTACCAATGTAATAAATAACTTAGTAGCTTGTTCGGTTGTTAGTGAGTTGTTCATAGTGAGTGAGTGAGTAAATGTTTTATTGAATAATTATAGGGCAAATGTAAAACTATTTTTTAAATACGCAATACATAAACAAAAATAAATGCAAAATATTTTTATCTCGCAATGCAAGTCGCTGATTATCAGCCTATTTATTTTGCAGCTCTACTTACTCCAAAGCCAATTAAAGCTCCAACTCCTACCTTGAAGGCGGTTGTTTGATACCACTTCTTGTCCTGCTTGATGTAGATGTTCTGCATTCCAGTAATCTGAACATTAGGATTGTCGATGCGCATACGGATCACTTTATCTGTGCGCTTGAATAGCCCTTTGCGGATTGTATCACCAACGGCATAGGTGAAGTCGGCATTCATAACCAGTGAATCAATTCGTAGGTTGCCTCTGTTGGTTAGCTCGCCGCCAATCACCCAGTACTTATCCGCTTTGTAGAACTTTAAAGGTAAGCGAAGGTGCGGAGTTCTATCGATTATCACTGTATCGCCAACCTTGAACTCGGTCTTAACTACTGTGCGTGTTTTGAACTTAACGACCTCAACTGGATTTTCCAACTTTAGCTCAAGCTGCGCAATCTGCCTTGCCTGCATCGCCTCCTTAGAGTCAAACTCGGCAATTACTTTTTTCTGCGTTGCAATGACTGTGCTATCCTCGAATCGCGTTGTGGTAAATTCGTGGGTGCAATCTTGGGAGCACTGCCTAATTAAGAGCAGCAGCAGTATAAGGGAGATTGCCAGTAGTGGCTTGTTGAAATCCATCTTTTATAAGTTTAAAAAGTTTCTTTTTGCTTTGCGCCAGTACTCGCTTGTTTTTAACTTCCGCCTCTAAGATATTTAATGCCACGCAAACGGGCATAAACTTCTCAACAACGTGCAGCGATAGCTTCTCCTCAATTGTCATATCTCGCGAGCTGCTTTGTTTATTAGTTGACGCATTGCCTCATCGAGCTTATCAACGCAGGCATCGACCATCTCGAGCAGGGCAATCTTCTCATCATCGACATTGGTATCTCGTAGCATTTTAGTAAGCGGTTTAATGTTAACGAATGGCTGCCTTAATTCGTGCGATAAGATAAAGCGAAACTCCTCAAGCAATGCTCTCTGCCTTTCGTATTCGTGCGCAGTGATACTGGTAACATCTACGAGCTGCACTCCTAAAAAAGTAATTCGGTCACCAATTGCAAAGCAGTTCCAAACATTGTAACGCTCTGATAAGTTCTTATGCTTTGTGCGAGCATAAACTCTTGAAGGCTCAGGAGATTGCTTGATGGCTTTTTTTATCGCCGCAATTAGGTCCTCGCGGTCTGCATCTATTGTAACAATGTCTGTTATCTTCTTAGGTTGAATGTGACTAATATAGCTTTTAAATAAGCTATTGCTTGTTATTATGTTGCCGCTTAAGTCTGTTACAACATAAAACAAATCCAAGTTATTCTCTAAGATGTATAAGAGAGACATCTGCGAAGGTCTGAATAAAGTTTCCCCCAAGAAGCAAGCGAGTTATACAGCCAATAAGCGGTCAGCAGGATCGTGAAACTAAATAGCATCCCCATAATTGGCGCATCAATGTTGTGGTCGCAATTTACCACTGTCTTTGGCTTAATCTCCATTCGCTGATATGGCGCAGGATGGATTAGATATGGTGAGCTTGTTGGTGTGATTGAATCTCCAGAGTATTTTTTTTCCATAAATATAAAAATATCAGGAATTATGTAATCTTCCTTTCGTGCAAAGATAGCAATATTATGAATCGGCTCGCTGCGATTTACAACTTGATAATGGGTATGCCTGATGCAACCTTTGCCAACAAGGCACGACTTACTTAATGTTACTATGGTATCCTTCTCACTCATTGGTTGTAGCTTTTGGAACATAACCCATTGCAATCATAGCAGCAACGATAGCGGCAAGAGTCTCAACTGTTATCTGCTTAAAGATAAGAAGAAACACACTGGTAAGAACAACGAGAGAGCCTATTGTTGACCGCCAGTGTTTTATGATAATGTCTACCGCTTGCCTAAACTTGCTGACTTTTCGCCTCATAACTGTTATACGCTATGAGTGAAATAAAGTTCTGCTTCAAGCCTTCTGCGAGTAATAAGCCCATTGCTTTTCTTACCGCCTGCATTCACCCATTTGCCAAACTCCGCAGCTATTGCAGTGTCGTTTGGATTAGCCTTGACCTTTTTTAGTAAAGTTGATTTAGCCAATGCAGCAGTGCCAAGATTAAAAGCAAAACTAACCAACGCATCAAACTGATTTGAGTTGACTTGTACCCCGTTGAGTAGTGCCGCAACATTTTGCTCAAAGCTGCGCACTGTATGTTGTAGAAGTTTCTCAGCATCTTCCTGCGTGATTTTATCGCCCATCTTAACCTTGACACCATTCGAGTAGTAAGTGCTTCCATAGCCTATCGTAGCCACATTAGCCTCGCAAAGGTAAGCACTGAGCTTTAAGCCTTCAAATTGCTTAATTAAACTTAGCCCCTTATTAGTCAATCTCATACTGGAAGATTGCATAAAAATCAACTGTACTTATGTCTGTTGTTAAAGCGGAGCAAAATTGTATTCTTTGATTAGCAACAAATCCAGTGGCAATATTATCTAAAGCAGATATTGAAGCTACACCAATACAATTATTAGTTGATGGAGCAAATGGATAATCAAAAAGAAAATATCCACATATAGCAGCACTAAAATCTAAATCAACAGTACCAGTAATTGTGCAATTTACTATATTTCCAACCTTTGAATATTGCGCTTTTACTAATACTGGATTTGAACAAGCCCCATCTGCACCATCCAATGTCGGAGTCCACGTTCCGCTCTCAACAACATTGCCAAGTTCAATCTTTTTGGTTGTTCCTGCGGGCGATTGCGAGGTGTCGGATACATCAACGATGCAAAGGTAGTCTGCGCTTTCTGCTACTGAGAGAGCGGTTAAGTCGGTTATTTTTATACCTGCCATAAGTCGGGTGGTGTTATTGGTTTATAAGTTATCAAAGGTAGTAATTTAACCCAATCAATCGAGCACTGCTGCACCTCCTCAATGGAGATTATCCAGTTGCCATCAGCATCTTGAATAGGATTAAAATAATTATCGGGGATGAACTCAACCCCTATCAGGCTTTGCGCCTCTTGCTCTGTGAGTAGGTGTACTATCATAATTAAGGGACTTGTCTTCCTAAAGTTGTGTTAAACGCTTGAACATCTGTGTATAATGTCCCTGCTTCTGCATCGGATAACCCAGTGCTAATTGTTGCAAAAGCGCATTGGCGATTTGAAAATAAAATACCTGGAAGAATAGTATTGTTATATGCGCCTAAGAATAGATTTGCATTTGGTGGATTTCCTGCTCCAGTTTGAGTATTTTGCAATACTCCATTTTTAAATATCTTAAACGCATTTGCAGCATTTGAAGTTTTAGAGCTTAAATAAAAACCTCTTGCATCTGCGTTTGCTGCATTTGCTAAAATTGAGCTGCTTGAATTTCTTGATAAAAATCTATTTACAAATCCTGATGCATTATATTGTGTACTTATCCAAAGAAAATTTGTTAAATCGGTTACACCTAAATCAATTTGGTCAGTACCAGTATTTGCATTAGTTCTTGAATAATAGCTCAATCCCATACTTGTTGTGTAATTTAAAGACGGATTTAAGAACGTATCAGCGTAAGCATTAACTCCATTCGGCAGCGCACCATTACTTGAGTGCGTCCAACCACCAACAAAGCTCAAGCGGTATGCAGCATTTAGGTCTCTCGGGTCTTTTAAATTCCATTTTTGCTGCGAAGCGGTATTTCCTACGAAAGGATAAATTGCATTCATCTTTGCCCAAGTGCCATTGGCTTTCATACTTGTTACCAATGTGCAAATTGCTGAGGTGATTGTAGGGTCGGTGATGCCTGCCGCAGTTAAGAATGCCACCGCATCAGGGTCGCATCCGCCATACCAATATGGGTTAACTAAGAAGCTCATACGTAAGTGCCGATTAACATTACTTTCAATCCTTTCGCAGTGCCGTTGCCGATTTGGTCGATGTCGATTGTTATCTCGCTATCATCGGCGAGGGAGGTGTCGCTAATCACTGGCGGAGTTGCAGCGGTAAAACTTGTCTTCTCTGTGTTATCAATTGTTAGCTTGGTGCTTAGGATTGAAGTGCCATTCTCGTTGATATCAACTGTGAAGATACTGCCACTTGCTTGCGCCGTTGTGAGCGATGCTCTTACCGCAGTTAGCGTAACTGCTCGCGGCATTCTAAAAGTTATCTTTGCAGTGCCTGCCGTTAGCGCAGTGCCCTCATCAGATGCGGCTACAACAAGCTCGAAAGGAGTTGCAATGTTTCCGCTTCCAAGTATTGATGTGGAGTTTATTGTCTTTATGTTTGTGCCGCTTACAAGCGAATCCTGCTTGCCGTTGAAGGTAGTCCAATCGGCTGAGCTTAATGCTCCTCTATTTGTTGCACTGGCAGTTGGCAAGTTGAATGTATGAGTATCAGTTGC